TGATGGATGTAGATTTATTTGGTAATGTTACACCTGTGACTGAATACAAGGATAGCTTAGTCTGTATTAAGTGTGACATAGAACAACCTATAGATCAGTTCAATGCAATGAAGTATGCTAGTGCAGAGGATGATAAGAAACAGACTGAGATAAAGAGAACATGTAGAACTTGTAACAGGAATCAGTCTGCATTAGTTAAACAACTAAGGAGAGAGAATAGATATCCTGATGTAGACTATACTTGTCCTATATGCGATAGAGGATTAAAAGAGATAGGTAAATATGGTCAGCCTAGACTACAAAGTTGGGTGTTAGATCATTGCCATGATTCACTTTCGTTTAGAGGATGGTTGTGTCATCATTGTAATGTTGGACTAGGTGGTTTCTCAGATAGCTTGACAAGACTTAAAAAAGCTGTTATATATTTAAAGAAGCACAAGGATAGATTAAATGCAGTACATAAGTAAGGAGGTTGCTAAGGAATTGAACTTATCACCTAAGTATGGGGAAGTAAGGAGTGATGGATATACTTTTGTTAGTTACTATAAAAGAAATAATAAGATAAAAGAATGGTGGTTATCCCCTCAATCTATTATTAATCAAAGAAAGCTGAAGAAAAAAAGAAGGTACAGTCAGACTGTTAAAATAAGAAACTATATTAAAAGAGTTAAGTTGTTTATAGGATGTACCCTATGTGGCTATAAAAAGAAAAGTGATGCTTTACATTTTGACCATTTAGATGTTACTACTAAACATGCAGAGATAAGTAAAATGAAATCGTATAGTATAGGTTCAGTAAAAAAAGAGATGAGAAAGTGTAGAGTTTTATGTGCTAATTGCCATGCTGAACATACTGCAACACAGAGAGAGGAAGGAGTGTTTAATAATGAAATTAACACTTGATGTAGAGAATACAGTTACACATAGAGGTGGCAAGTTACATCTTGATCCATTTGAATCTGACAATAAGTTAGTAATGGTTGGGTGTTTAACTGATGGTAATGAAGAAACTCTATTCAGAGATACCTTTGATGGAGTACAAGAGATACTAGATGAAGCTACTATACTTATAGGACACAACATAGTACACGATTTACTATGGCTATGGGAATGTGGATTCAAGTATGATGGTGCAGTGTTTGATACTATGTTAGTGGAGTATGTATTACAATGTGGTAACAAACAACCATTGTCCTTAGAAGCCTGTGCCAACAGGTATGAGTTGGAGACTAAGAAGCAAGACACTATGAAAGAATACTTTAAGAATAAAGTACCTATTGATGAGATACCTAAACAAGAGTTAGCTGACTACTTGACTGCTGATCTAAAAGCTACACAAGAATTGTCAGATGTCTTGTACAAGAAACTAAACACAAAAGAGTATTCAGGTTTAATGAATACTGTAGTGTTAACTAATCGTGTAGCAGTAACTCTAGCTAGGATATATCAGAATGGTTTTACAGTAGATGTTACCAAGCTTAATGAAGTTAGAGATGAGTTTGAGAAAGAGAAAGCTGAGACAGAGAAGCGATTAACTAAACAAGTGACTAACTTAATGGGAGATACACCTATTAATCTCAACAGTCCTGAACAGATGTCATGGGTTATCTATAGTAGAAAGCCTAAAGATAAAGTTGAATGGGCTAATACGTTCTCTCCTTACATGGACACTAAAGAATATAAGAAACAAGTAAAAGAAAAGTCAGACATAGTGTACAAGACTGATGCACAACGATGTGCAGGTTGTCTAGGTGGGGGTCAAGTAAGAAAGGTTAGAAAGAATGGAGTTCCTTTTATTAACACCAACAGATGTGATGCTTGTAATGGTATTGGCTATCATTTTGTTCCTTCCACGTTGGTAGCAGGGTTAAAGTTCTCTGCTCCTACTGCTAAGTGGGTTAGTGCCAATGGCTTTACTGTGAATAAAACTAATCTATTAACACTACAAGGTATAGCACGAAAGAATGAGCTACATGATGCTGTCAGTTTTTTGACAGACTTACAGAGATTGTCAGCATTAGACACATACCTATCCTCTTTCGTTGAGGGTATAATAACACACACTAAGCCTGATGGTAAGTTACATGTACGTTTACTACAACATAGAACTGCCACAGGAAGGTTCAGTGGTGCTGATCCTAATATGCAGAACATGCCTAGAGGTGGTACGTTCCCTGTTAAGAAAGTATTTGTATCACGTTGGGATGGTGGTAAGATACTTGAAGCTGACTTTGCTCAACTAGAGTTTAGAGTATCAGCCTATTTATCACAAGATGGAGTCGCTATTGAAGAGGTCACTACTGGATTTGATGTACACTCGTATACGTCTAAAGTTATTACAGATGCAGGTCAACCGACTTCTCGCCAAGATGCGAAAGCACACACGTTTGCACCTCTCTATGGAGCAACAGGGTTTGGAAGAACAAAAGCAGAAGCTGAGTACTACACACACTTCACAGAAAAGTATCAAGGAATCAAGTCATGGCATGGCAGATTGGCTAAAGAAGTTATAAGTACAGGCAAGATAACTACACCATCAGGAAGACAGTTCTCGTTCCCTGATGTAAGGAGAAATGCATTTGGTAAGGTGTCACACTTTACTCAGATAAAGAATTATCCTGTTCAGTCCTTTGCTACTGCTGATATAGTACCATTGATACTTATACAGATAGAGAATGAGCTAAGTATCCTGAAGTCTTGTATAGTTAATAGTGTACATGATTCCATAGTGATTGACGTACACCCTGACGAGATACAAAAGGTGATACATGTTATTAAGATAGTCAATAGTTCTATGATTAGATTGATTGAGAATCAGTTTAATATTACATTTAATGTGCCATTGTTATTAGAATCAAAAATAGGTGATAATTGGCTTGACACAAAAGACGTTATATGATATAACTGTGAAACTTACATAGAAAGGTAATAGTATGAGCAATGAAATTACGACAATAGACACGGACAACTATGCAGAGATGGCGAAAGCTATGGGTATAGCAGGTGATACAGGGTCAGCAGATACAAGTAAAGCTAACCCATTGCCTAGATTTAGACTCCATCATAATAATATCATGGGAGTTAAGAAGGTTGGTGGAGAATCCATTGAAGCAGTAGTAGTTAAGGGTGGCTCTTTTAAGTTAGAGAGACCTGATCTGCCTGTTTTATATGCACCAAAAGTTCAAATCAGACCATTTATACAGAGGTTTATGTACAAAAGGTTTGTTAAGAATATGTCTGCTAAATCAGGCGAGCCAATGGGTACTTATCATAAGACACTCATGGCAGATAATCTTAACAATGATTTGAAAGACAATCAGGGTGGTTTTAATTGTGGTAAACCATCAGGTTACATCAAAGACTTTAAGGGATTGCCTGTTGCTACACAAGAAGTAATCAAGCAAATAAAGAGAGTAAGAGTTATCTTTGGTCTTATTGACATGCCTAATGCAGTTGATGAGAAGGGCGATAAAGTTTCACTAGACGTTACTCCTTTTATATGGGAGATAGACAATCGTGATGCCTTCAAGACTATGGGAGAACCTTTTACTAAGTTCTCTCAGACAAAGAGACTACCTGTTCAACATCACATAGAGCTTACTAGTGAGGAAAGAGCATTACCTAGTGGTGCTAAGTTTTACTTGCCTAACTACTCTCTAGATTTACAGAACAGTATTACTGTGAATGATGATGACCAAAATACGTTCATTAACTTCATGGCATGGATAGATAATTATAATAGTTATATATTCAATGAGTGGGATATGAAAGCTAAAGCACCTGTTAGTCAGTCAGACAAAGACACAGTGAACGACTTCATTGACGTAGATGTAGCTGAAGTATAATGAACCACCCTGCTGAAATGATGATTCATCAGTATCTGCAAAATGCCACAAGTGGTAAGTCAGCTATGAGCCAAGATAATATTGAGCAAGTGGCTACTGATATTAAGGATGCTTTGAATCGTCAGTTCAACACGAAGAGAGAAGAAAAGTTTAGGTTACGTATGTCTAATATAGGTAGACCCTCATGCCAACTATGGTTTGAGAAGAATAAACCTGAGACTGCGTTACCTAAACCTACTACCTTTGTAATGAACATGATGATTGGGGATATAGTAGAAGCAGTATTTAAGGCAGTACTAAGGGAATCTAATGTTAAGTTTGAGGACACAGACACTGTGAAGCTTGAGCTTGATGAGAACCATACTATATCAGGTTCATATGACTTGGCTATAAATGATGCAGTAGACGATATTAAGTCAGCATCTGATTGGTCATACAAGTATAAGTTTGATTCATACGAATCATTACATGCAGGAGATAGCTTTGGTTATGTAGGACAACTTGCAGGGTATGCAAAAGCTGCAGGTAAAAAAGCAGGTGGTTGGTGGGTGTTAAACAAAGCCAATGGACACTTTAAGTATGTACCTGCTAGAATTGAGATGGACTACGAGCTTGATAGAATAAGAGAGAGTATCAAGAAAGCTGAAGCAGAGGAGTTAGTACGTTGCTTTGAGCCTGAGCCTGAAACATTTAGAGGAAAAGAGACAGGTAACATAGTACTAAATAAGAACTGCACATTCTGTTCTTATAGAACTGCTTGTTGGGAGAACTTAATAGAGTTACCTGCACAGATGTCTAAGGCAAAAGAGCCTAAGATGGTACAGTATGTAAGTCTAAAGGAAGCTTAAATGGCTATCCCTAAAGTAAGAAAAGAAGCACTAAAGTATGGGTATAGGAGTGGGTTAGAACATTCTATCTCACTCTACCTTACTGAATTAAAACATAAATATGATTACGAAACTATTAAGATAGAGTGGGAAGATTTAACATATCGCAAATACACCCCTGATTTTATACTTAGCAATGGCATTATAGTAGAAACAAAGGGTAGATTTGTAACAGCAGATAGAAAAAAACATATACTAATAAAGAAACAACATCCTAAGTTAGACATACGTTTTGTGTTTACTAATAGTAGAAGTAAACTAAGTAAAGTTTCTAAGTCTTCTTATGGTCAATGGTGTACTAAGCACGGATTTAAATACCATGACAGAATAATACCTGAAGATTGGCTAAAGGAAAAGGGTAAGAATAAACACCCTGAGTTTATCAAATTTGCAGGTAATAAGTTAAGGAGAATTAATTGACAGTAAAGGGTAAGATGAGAGATGAAGACTTTGTGGTTAATGTAAGACCACAGATTGACAAGCATTTTAAATGGACAGGAGAAGTTTACATATCTATAATGAGTTCAGAGGACAACCCATTAGACGATGATGATTACTATGGTGTATTAGATTTCTGTAGAGCTATGTGTGCCACAGTACCTTTGATGGAAAGAGATGAAGACTTGAGATTAAGGGCAGTTGATGAAGCTAACAGAAATGAGTTAGTACCCTCACCTAAAGGTAAAGTAGTTGACAGACATGACAATGTTGTGGTACTCTCTTTTGAAACAGATACAGATGGTAATGCATAATGCTAAGACACATGGAGTATATGAAAATGATGGCAGGTAAGATGAATAAAAAAGAATTAGTTAAAGAAGTTAATTATCTAGGTGGTTCTACTAAAGAAGATATGGTCAATCACCCTAGCCATTATAATGAATCAGGTATTGAGTGTATTGATGCATTACAGGCTATGTTAGGTGATGGATTTGAAGCATACTTACAAGGTAATATTGCTAAGTATCTATGGAGATATAAGTATAAGAATGGTACTGAGGACTTAAAGAAGGCACAATGGTACTTAAATAAACTTATAGAGGTGTCTAATGAGAGTTAAAATTATGGCTACTTTACAAGTAGACCCTGAAGAATATCCTGTTCCTGCTGACGGAGATGTTACAGAAGACTTTGAGGATTATATGCGTGAACTGTTTCACGATTTAGAGGGTGTTAAGATTTCCCATATTAAGATATTGATGGAGTAAGATATGATAAGCAACTATTTACCAACGGACTACCAAAACTTTATAGCACTCTCTCGCTATGCTAGGTGGAAGGAAGAAGAACAACGTAGAGAGAATTGGGGAGAGACTATAGATAGATACTTTGACTATATGGAAGGTCATCTAAAAACTAATCATGGTTATAGTATAACTAAAGCACTCAAGGAAAAGTTGTCTACACAGATAATGAATCTAGGTGTTATGCCTAGCATGAGAGCCTTAATGACATCAGGACCTGCCCTAGATAGATGTCATGTTGGTGGTTACAACTGTAGTTATATACCTGTAGATAGCCCACGATCCTTTGACGAATGTATGTATGTATTAATGTGTGGCACAGGTGTAGGCTTCTCTGTGGAGAGAGAAGTTGTAGACAAGTTACCTATAGTCAATGAGCATTTTGATGATAGTAGTACCATTATTAAAGTAGGTGATAGCAGACCCGGATGGTCAAAAGGATTAAGAGAACTTATTGCTATGTTATATGCAGGGCAGATTCCTACATGGGATATGTCTGAGGTTAGACCAGCAGGTGCAAGACTTAAAACATTTGGTGGTAGAGCATCTGGACCTGCACCATTAGTAGAACTGTTTCAGTTTTGCATTGAGAAGTTTAAAGGTGCTAGAGGTAGAAGACTATTTCCTATTGAGTGTCACGACATCATGTGTAAGATTGGTGAAGTGGTAGTTGTAGGTGGTGTCAGACGTTCTGCCCTCATCTCTTTGTCTAACTTAGGTGATGACCAAATGCGACATGCCAAGTCAGGTCAATGGTGGGAGAATGAAGGACAACGAGCCTTAGCAAATAACTCTGTAGCCTTTAAGGGTAAGCCTGAGATGGGTACGTTTATGAGAGAGTGGACTGCATTATACGAATCTAAGTCAGGTGAACGTGGCATATTTAACAGACAGGCTGCAAAAGTCAAGGCATTAGAGAATGGTAGGCGAGATGCTAATCATTACTTTGGATGCAATCCATGTAGTGAGATTATTCTTAGACCATATCAGTTCTGTAACCTTACTGAGGTTGTTGCTCGTGAGACAGACACCCTTGATACACTAAAAGAGAAAGTTAGAATAGCTACTATACTTGGTACATTCCAATCCACACTTACAAACTTCAAGTATTTACGTAAGATATGGAAGGATAATACAGAAGAAGAAAGACTATTAGGAGTTTCCCTAACAGGTATACTTGATTGTCCTGTATTAAATAACAATTACTATGAACTAGAAGATGTATTACAAGAGTTAAGACAGATAGCTGTGGATACTAACAAGAAAGTTGCTAAAGAATTAGGCATACCACAGTCAACTGCCATCACTTGTATCAAACCTAGTGGTACAGTTAGTCAATTAGTTGACAGTGCATCAGGTATTCATGCTAGACATAGTGATTACTACATTAGAACTGTTCGTGGTGACAACAAAGACCCATTGACACAGTTTATGAAAGAGAGTGGCATACCTGCTGAACCTGATGTTATGAAGCCTGACAGTACAACTGTGTTTAGTTTCCCTATGAAAGCACCATCAGGTGCAATCACAAGGACAGCAATGTCAGCCATAGAGCAGTTAAACTTTTGGCTAGTCTATCAAAGGCATTGGTGCGAACACAAACCATCTGTTACTATATCTGTTAAGGAACATGAGTGGATGGATGTTGGAGCATGGGTGTTCACTAACTTTGATGAGGTGTCAGGTATATCATTCTTACCATTTAGTGAGCATACATATCAGCAAGCACCATATCAAGATATAGAAGGTGAGGAGTATGAGAAGCTATACAAAAAAATGCCATCATCTATTGATTGGTCTAAGTTACAAGACTTTGAAAAAGAAGATACTACTAGTGGTGGAAGGGAGTTAGCTTGTACAGCAGATGCATGTGAAATAGTTGACATCACTTCTAACTGATGGTAGAATCACCTGAAATGTTATGGTGGCAATGGTGGTTAATTTCTGCCATTACCATCAACACTTGCATTAATACTATAGTGTTCTTTAAAGGTAGAAAGTTACACATAAAAGAGATGCTACACATAAAGCCTAAGAGGGAGAAACTTAAATGAGAGACATGATAATAGGAGCACTAAAGAGTAAGCTACTAGGAGAAGTTAATAGTCACATAGCTAATATAGAAATTATGATAACTAATCCTGTAGGGGTAGGAGACCACCCTACTATTGTTGACACTATAGATAAAGAGCTATCGGCATTAGAACATGCTAATGGTAAATTAAATAACTTGGTTAGGTTTTTTGAGAGGAGAGAAGAAAATGCTACAGCAGAAGAGAAAACGCAATCCAAATCTAAGTAAGTATGATGCACCTTTAAAGATACAATTTACTAAAGGCATAACGGATTGTAAAAGGGGTAAGATAAATAATCCTTATCACCCCAATACGATGCAAGCGAGAGAGTGGCTTAGAGGTTTTAACACCTCATATTTTCAGATACTAGAGAGGGTTAAAAGTGGTGAATTTAGAAGAAGAAGCGAGAGAGTACATGCAGAATAAAGTAAAGAATGAAGAGCTACTAATAGTAGAAGTGATGACTGCTGAGTTGTATCAATACCAAGCAACTCAAACAGCTATCTTCCCAAAAGAAAAAGCCTTAGAGTATTTAGCTCTAGGCTTGACAAGTGAAGCAGGGGAAGTTGCAGGTAAGGTTAAGAAACTTATACGTGACGGAGAAGATGTGGAAGGCTTTGAGTTAAAGAAGATTGCTATAGCATCTGAGGTAGGTGATGTACTTTGGTACTGTGCTATGATGGCAAAGGAAGTGGGAGTTCCATTGAATACTATTATGAAAGAGAACTTAGAGAAACTACATAGTAGGAAAGAACGTGGTAAACTGTCAGGGTCAGGTGATGATCGTTAGGCACGTGCCATTAATCCTTTTTGTTTAACTAAACCACCATCTTTATAGGCAGTTATTTTATCATACAAATTATGTATTCTATCTTTACCTGCCATAGGATGTGGTTTACCTTTTATTTTATCAGGGTACTTGCCCATATTAATTTTAGCTACTATATTACCAAACTCTAAGTTTCCTTTTACGGAAGGTCTTAATCTAGGTTCATGCTTCTGATTAGGATAAGTTTTTAAGTTAGCACCTTTAGAAAAGTCTGTTTCTAATGTGTAATAGTGTTTATTATCTTGAACAACAGCAACTAGTGTATTAATATTTTCATCAATGTCTTTGTTTTTATTAATAAAAAACCACCCTGCCTTTTTGCCTTTACTAGAGGGTTTTATTAAATTTGTTAAAATGTTTAACCCTTTAGAACCAACTTCAGATACTCCTACATTTTTAACAATAAAATCAGCCTGTGGTTTTCCTCCCTGAATACCCTTTTCAGGATTAATTTTTATGTTAGCACTTCCTATATTTTTACCTGTTAAATCTTCTTTAGTTATAGGGTTTATATATCTACCACCTGCTTGATAGTCAAATCCCCTAGCTTCTAAACTAGATTGATTCACAGGCATGACAGGTATAGCTTTTTCCGTATCACTAGCTTGTCTCACAGGAGATGACTCACGTTTAGCAGTCATAGCTAGTACTTCTTTAAAGTTATTACCTTTAGATGCATCACTTGCATACAACATAACTTTAGCTGCTTCATTTTTCTTGCCACTCTTTATTAGTTGATTGATGTATTGGTTTATTTTCATAGGACCTCTCATAGCATTTCCAACACCTGCTGTCTCAAGGAAACCCAACATATCACGTTTTAACCGATCATCTGTTTGTCCTGTGATTAAGTTCTTTGTTTCATTTATAGCTGTAGTAGTACCCATAATACCAGATTCAAAAACTCGCAATGATAAATCTATAGCATCAACTGCTCCACCTACAACTGTTTGATTAAAACCACCTGTAATAGGATCATTAAACACATCAGGTGCAGCTTTAAATAAAGACTTAGATAAATTAGGTTGCTCAAATGGTTTAACAAATGCATCTATTACTTTATCTACTGATGAATAAAAGCTATCTGTCTCGTCTAATTCTTTGTCATTTAATTCTGTACCATAAAATTTCATTACTGTCCAAATTCTTTCTTACCTAACGACTTTGCATATTCTGTGTATTGTACTAAAACATTTTTTCTATTAGCCCAAGAGGTTTTGGTTAAAGGACCTTTAATAATAAAATAATTTCTATCTAAGTACACATTAGAAGGCTCAACAAGTTTTTTATCAGGTGCGTACACAAACTCATTTGTTTGTCTATAAAATTCATTAGTAGCAGAGTTATTGGTAGCCGACACACTCTTCCAATTTTTTAATGTTTCTACTGTGTATGGTTGTCCAGCCAACACATCTAGCTTTGATACCTGAGCCATTGCATAAGCTCTAGCATCTGCGATATAACCTCTAGCTTGTTTCACAAGTAGTTGAGTTCTTTGGGAAGGTGCTATTTGAACAGGAGCATTTCCACCGTAGTTCTCACCAAATATAAATTTCAATGGAGACTTTGCAGTTAAAGTTTTTGCATCATTCACATCAAGACCAAGAAAAGTTTTATTTTTACCACGTTCCTGATTAACTTTAAGGGCATTTTTAATAACATTCTGATATGGATCACCTTTAATGTATCTAGCCATTTTAAGTGCTAAATTAAAAGGACTTCCATCTTTTCCTAATAAATCTCTTGCAGTTAACTCAATTTCATTATTACCATAATCTCTTTTGTATAGACTTCTTGTTGGTATATTTAATGTACTTAACTCTTTCTTAAATAAATTTTTAGCTGGTCGTTGTGTAAACCCAGCTAGTTTATACATAGGAGATTGATTTTTTATAGGACCTTCAATAACGTCTACTGTTTGTCTGTCATATACAGGTACATCAGTAAACATTTTGTTTATTGTTATTTCGCCAGTACCAGACTTGTAAAACAATGTTTTATAATCTGTGGTTAGACTAGGGAAAGTATATTCACTTGATATGCCTGATTTTATATCTACCTTTTCTAAATCTGGTGCACCTCTAAGTCCATTAGATAAAATAATGTCAAGAACATTAGTATTTCCATCTTTTGTTTCTGGCACCCTACGAGCTTGTTGGCTATTAAAACCTAAAAAGTTATTAACTATTTGCGTTGGAATCATAAAAGCTTGAGCTGTATTAGATATAAATTCTTCTATGGGGTTTCTTCCTAAAGATTGATTGTTCTCATCAAAACTGTTAACAAGTTTATCTAAAAATATTAACCCCATTCCCCTTCTTATGGTAACCCCTATTAACGCTTGAGCTGCTTGTTTTCCATACTCATTCCACCCATCTTTACTAGTAGGAAGAGTATTAGTTTGATACCTGTACATTATATCTGCTGCTAACATATAGGGAGCTACAGCACCGTAAATAGCTCTGCCATCTATAGACTTACCATTTTTACTTTTAATTTCCCACCATGCATTAGTGTTTCCTTGTCTATATCTCCACTCTAAACTAGCTAAAAATAATCCTGTGCCTACCATACCCCTAGCCATATCTTTTTTAAATGTAGTAGGGTCAGTTTTTAATAATCTAGCAAAAGAACCAACACCTTCTTTTGTCAGCTTGTCACTTCCTATATTCTCTATTTTTAGCAGATTTATTAAAGGTAGGTGATTATAAACAGTCTTTAAATGATTGGCTGTGTATCTAGGAAAAGGGAAAAGAGAAGATATAACAAAAGGAAGATTCCTATGCCCTCTTTGTACACCCTTATTCATCCAATTTAAATAACCATCACTTTTAAAATTAGCTTGGTACACAAATTCATACGTATCTTGTATGGCTTGCTTACGAACTTCCTCTGGTACTTCATTTAACTTACCTACTTTTATAAGAGAAAATAAATCATGTTGATACTCATTGGCTTTTTTATTAAAAACTGCAATTTTATTTATAGAGAACGCTTCTTTAAGTCCTTTAGGGGATAAGGTTTCTACAAAAGCAGTAGCAGCATCAATATCAGGATACTTATTTTTTATCTTTTGAGCTAATAGTATTTTCTTATCAACTAATGTCATCTCTGGTAGTTTATCATAGGGAAGATTATCAAATCCTCTTCTCATAAAAGTTAATAAAGCTCCTTGTTTAAAATAGTTATCCGAAAGAGTATTAAGAACATTTAATTTTGTACCAAGATAAGCTAGTTTACCTGTAGTATATTTAGTAATCACACCATCGTTGGAAGATAGTATAGCTAAATCAGCTGCTTCTCTAAACAAAGAAGCACTTTCCTCTGGAAACTCCTCTTTAAATATTTCTCTAAACACTTTTGCATCGCCAGAATTAATCATATACTTCCACATAGAAAAAGTCTTACTATTAATAGGATTTTTTCCTTGCATACCTTGATTAAAAGCATAATATAGTGTATCTGTACCTATTCTAAAAATACTATTCATGTTATTTCGCATAGTTGTTTGAGGTTGTGATGTCATAGAACCTAGTTTAAATCTATCTAATTTACTCCAGAAATTTCTTACAAAGTTAGTTCCTTTAACATTCTGTAACCACACGTTCTCTATTACATCCTCACTTAAACCACTAGTAATGCCGGATGTATCTAAGTCTTTTAACACATCCTTTAAAGGGTTTATTGGAGGATTTAAACTGTCTTTAATAGTACGCATAGAACGTAAAGTTTTACCAGCGTCTGAAACGTCACTCAAAAATATTAAACCAAATTGATCTGTATTTAAATTGTGATCTTTTAATATCTTTCTTATTTTTTCAGTAGACAACATTTTCATTTGTCCATTTGGTTGACCTGCTAGTTTATGCCCTTTAGGATAAACTTGTTCTACTCCCTCTGTTATAGCTCTATGAATAGTTGAGGTTATTCTTTCACCTTCTCTTGGTTTTATTATTTTAGATAGCTTTACTGCAGCAGCAACTAAGTTATTATGAAATTCAATAGGTAGTCCAGCAATAAAATTATTAGGGTCGGATGATACATTTTTACGAAATTCTTTACCCATAGCTGTTAACTCAGGACTTAATGCAGCTAATCTTGCTTTAGTATTTTTTAGTAATTCTTTGTCCGTTTTAGTTTTTAAAGTTTTTAAAAAGTCATCTGTGTTTCTTTTTGCTATAGCAGCTATATTCCTTTTAGATAAAGAAAAAGCTTTTTGTAAGTCTAATGATTTACTGACACTTCTTGTATTATAAACACCACCAAAACCACCAAATACGCTTCCTCCAAATCCTTGCACTGCTGTTTCAAATCCTACAATATCATTTCTATAAGCTTCCATCATGGATTCACTTCTTAATGTTTCTTTACCACTAGATTGAGCAAAACCTACACCAAATTCAAAAGGAGCAACTTTTGCAGCATTTATCATAAAAGTTTTTAAATATGCTTTTACTGCTACTTTACCACCTTGCGTTACTAAAGCAGCAAGTGCTTTAACAGCTTTAGCACCACCAAAAGTTGATGCAGCAAAAGCAATTACATTACTAGGAGATGTGACGGCGGCACCAGCATAATCTTGAAGTTTTCTCCAAGATGTATCTTCTCCTTTATATTTTTCCCAAACATCTAACAGTCTTCCGTATCGGTGTGTTCTGTCATTAGTTATCCATTTATCATCCGATCCCTTTAGATGGTCTAAATCAAAAGCTATTGTAGCTTCGTGACCCATATCAAAATACCTTTGTCTTTCTACCCAAGCTTCCCATATTTTATCATTTGTATTTAGCTCTTCATCGGACTTAGAGTGTCTAGCTTGAAGCTGAGTACGAGCATCTGCTAAAAAGTCTGTATCTTTTAATAGTATTTCTTTAGTTATTTTATCTGGTTTAAGATTGTTATACTCAAATATCTCTAAGTTATCTTTTGCTTTAAAGGGTTCGTTATTAATTTTATTTGCTTTTTCTACAAAAGTATTAGGACCTGACGTATCAACATCAGTAAAAGCACTAGAAAATGACCATTTCTTTTGTTTACTTTTATATGGTGTAAATGCATTTCTAGTTTGCACACTAGTTTCGGTTTCTTTATCAAAGCCACTAATAAGAGCATCTATTCCATTTGGAACATAGGTGTCTTTTACTATTGCCGCTTCACCCTTACCTGAAACATTTTTACTATTTATATTACTAGTCATTTGATTAGACACAAGATTATTAGTTGTATCTACGTCTGACCCATTAGATTTATTAGTTAGTTCATTTATCATCTCATCAATAGTAGGCATAAAATTAATCCGTTCTCAAAAGTGCTACACGTTTTGCAAACTCTTTTTGTACTACAATAATTTGTTCCTCATTATAACCAGCAACAGATAAAATTTTACGGACTCTTGATTTCATAGCATTATAAAAAGTGTCTGGTATTAATGTATTTTCTTTCATCCTATCATATATCATTTTTTCTACACCTAATAGCTGTAAATTAATAGATGTTTTTACTCTAGCATCTCCTTTTAAAAATTTGTACTCTTGAGTATTTCCAACATCCATACTTGTTTTTAATATTTGACCTGTCATTGCTCTAATTTTAGCATTATTTCCTACATAATCATCACTAGAGAATTTATTTGCCAAGGAAGACGCAAACTCACTTTTTGCAAAAGATTCAGCTTCTTTTAAACTCATTTCTTTTACTACTTGTAACTCCCTAACCCTACGATTATATAAAGG